CGCTTGGCATGGGCGGCCTGGATGCCCCGGGTGCTCCCGGTCTCGAAGAAGGTCTTCAGCCCCTTGTGCTTGAACGTCTTGATCATGGCGAAAGCGTAAACTTATCGTTTACGAAAGACAAGCGAGAAGAGGCTTCCGTGGTGGCCCGTCTTGTCCGCTCCCCACCGACAACCGCCCCGCATTGCCGCGCCTCGACGCCCGTCCGACCATGTCGTCAGCCCCCTTCGCTTGCTGCCGTCGAGGTTCCCGGCATGGCCGACCCTAACCCCCGCTGCGCTTTCCCACACTGCCACCTGGGTCGCCCGCGTCCCGAGGAGATCAGCTGATGGCTACCGTCCTGCGTGCCCAACAAGGCGACACCCTGGATCTGCTCTGCCTGCGCCACTACGGCCGTACCCGCGGCGTCACCGAGGCCACCTTGGAACATAACCCGGGCCTGGCCGACCTCGGCCCTGTCCTGCCCATCGGCACCCCCGTCACCCTGCCAGACGTCTCCACCTCGGCCCCTGTCAGCGCTACCGCGCAGCAGCCGGTGAACCTCTGGGACTGATCCCATGCACGAGAAACCCAACATGCCCGACCGCCCCGATACCTGGGCCTTCCTGATCGCCTGGTTCCAGGACCACTGGCCCACCTTCTACGCCGGCCTGATCGGCGCGGGCGTCGCCGCCCTGCGGGTCGCCTACGGTGGCGGCAGCTGGCGGCAGATGCTGCTGGAGGCGCCCCTCTGCGGCCTGATCACCGTCAGTGCCTGCGGTGGCTTCGAGTTGTTCAGCCTGTCCAGCACCACGGCTCCCTTCTTCGGCGGGGTCATCGGCCTGCTCGGCGTGGAAGGCGTGCGCAAGCTGGCCGATCGCTACCTGGATCGCAAGGCGGATCTGCAATGAGCGCGCTCCTGCGCCAGGGCGACCAGGGCCAGGCCGTGCGCGACCTGCAACAGGCCCTGCGGGCCCAGGGCTTCGACCTGAACGCGACGGGCGACTTCGACACCACGACCCTGGCCGCCGTCGAGGCCTTTCAGCGCCGCGCCGGCCTGCTGGCCGACGGCCTGGCCGGACCGCGCACCCTGGCCGCCCTGGCCAGCCCGGCAGCCGCCCGGCAACTGGCCAGGGCCGATCTGCAGCGCGCCGCCGCCACCCTGGACGTCCCCCTGGCTGCCGTCCAGGCGGTCACCGAGGTCGAGTCCCGCGGCAACGGCTTCCTGGAGGATGGCCGCCCGGTGATCCTGTTCGAACGCCATGTCTTCTATGCCCGGCTGGCCGAGCGGCGCGGCCGCGCCACGGCCGAACTACTGGCCCGCGACTATCCCAACCTGGTCAATGCGCAACCCGGCGGCTACGGCAACGGTACCAGCGAATGGCAGCGACTCACCCTGGCCCGCCAGCTGGATGAGGCGCTCGCCCTGGAGTCGGCCAGTTGGGGCCTGTTCCAGATCATGGGCTATCACTGGCAGCGCCTGGGCTATGCCGACATCCAGGACTTCGTCGCCCGCATGACCAGCGGCGCGGCGGCGCAGCTGGAGGCGTTCGTGCGCTTTCTGGGCACCCAGCCCGCCCTGTTACAGGCCCTGCGTACCGGCAAATGGGCAGACTTCGCCCGTGGCTACAACGGCCCTGGCTACGCCCGCAATCTCTACGACGTGAAGCTGGCCCGCGCCTTCGCCCGCTACCGCGCGGAGGCTGGCCCATGATCCCCATGCCAGAGCTGCCAGCCCACGACGGCGACGTCTTCGTCCTGCCGGCCGGCGCCTCCCTGGAAGAGGCCGAGCGGCTGGCCGAGGCCATCCAGCGGGCCACCCCGGGGGTCAAGGCCATCGTGGTGGTCGGCGATCCCCGTCACCTGCAGCGCGCCGCGCTCGACCACGGCGGCTGGCGCTCGTGATGAACCTGCTAGGGGCGCGTCTCCTCGGCGCTCTGGCGCTGGTGGCCAGCCTCGCCCTGCTCGGCCTGCTGTTGCACGGCCAGCAGCTATGCCTGCAGCTGGCCAGCGCCGAACGGGACAGTGCCCGCCAAGCTGCCGGTACCGCCCAGGCCGAGCTAGGCCAGCTGCAGCAGGTGCTGGACCAGCAACGCACCGCCCAGCGCCAACTCCAGACCACCCAGCACGACCTGCGCCGCGAACTCGACGTTCGCCGGCGGCGGTTGCAGGAGCTCGAAGATGAAAACCGTGATCTCAAGGCCTGGGCTGCTCAGCCTCTGCCTGCTGCAGCTGGCCGGCTGCGCCAGCGCCCCACCCTCAGCGGCGCCAGCGCTTACCGTGACTGGCTGTCCGCTGGTAACGCCGTGCCAGCTGCCGGCCACGGCGCCGCGCAATAACGGCGAGCTGCTCGCCGACGCCGAGGCCCTGGAAGCGGCGTGGGCCGACTGCGCCGCCCAGGTCGACCTGATCCATGACATGCAACAGGCCCACCATGAACAAACCCGCTAGTCTTCGCGCCCATCTGCTGGCCAACGTGCAGGAACTGCGCGACAACCCCAATCGCCTCGGTCTAGTGGTCACCCAGGGCCGGCTGCACTGCACCGCGGCCACCAGCCTGTCCTGGGAGTACGCCTACCAGCTGCGCCTGACCCTCACCGACTTCGCCGGCGACGTCGACCTGGTGCTGCTGGCGCTGCTGCTCTGGGTGCGAGCCAACCAGTCCGAGCTGTTGGTCAATCTCGACCAGGCGGCGCAGGGCATAGGGTTCGAGATGACGACCACCGGCCTGGCCCTGACGCTGCCGCTCAGCGAGCGCGTCCTGGCCGAGCGCCAGGCGGACGGCAGCTACCAGCTGCGCCGCCCGGCGGAACCCCAGTACACCCCCTTCGAAGCCCCCCGCACCTGGCAGCTGTCCACGGCCGATGGTCCGCTCGGCGACTGGCAGTCCAGCAGCGCCGGCGACGCCCTGGCCCTGGCCATGCCCCATCCGCGACGCAGCCAGGGCTGAGGCGCAGCCTGGGCCGGCAACTTGTCGCCCTGCCCGGCACAACCCTCGCCGGCTGCAGCTCGACCAGGCACCCGCCATGCTGGCCGGCACAGGCGCTCCTCGCCATCGCCCGAGGACCGCCCCACCGCCGATCCGCCGGCAGCCGCTCCCGTGGCGGCCGCTTACCTGGGACATCCTCCATGGTCGACACCTTCAGCCCCATAGACCTCAGCCAACTCCCGGCGCCGACCATCATCGAGACGCTGGACTTCGAGACCCTGCTGGCCGCACGTAAGAATCGCCTGGTCGGTCTCTATCCGGCCGCCGAGCAGGCGACCATCCGCCGCCGCCTGGCGCTGGAATCCGATCCCGTCACCCCTTTCCCTCGCTAGCAGCTATCCCGCCGGGACCAAGGTCGTCTGCGCCCAGAACGATCCCCTCGGGGCGTTGATGGATCCCCTGATGCGCGCCCAGAATCTGGCCGACGTCCCGGACAAGGCCAAGGCGCGCACGAACCTCGAGCTTTACAGCAAGACGGAAGTGGACGCCCTAGTCAGCCGCATACCCGCTGGCACCGTTGCCTACTTCGCGGGAAGCATCGCGCCGGTGGGCTGGTTCAAGGCGAACGGCGCGGCCATATCGCGCAGCGCCTATGCCTGTCTCTTCGCGGCCTTGGGTACGACCCATGGCGCTGGCGATGGCTTCACCACCTTCAATCTGCCAGATCTACGCGGCGAATTCGTTCGCGGTCTGGACGACGGGCGCGGGATCGATAAGGCCCGAGTGCTGGGGAGTATCCAGGAAGGTCAGAACCAAGAGCATAGTCACAATGGCCGCACTGCCACGGCGGGCGCCCACTCCTACCTGAACACCGACACCTATCTGACCAGTACCAGTGGCCTCTCCGGCGGCAACGACTTCACCGACCGCGACAGCTACTACAGCACCAGCACCAGCACCAATGGCGATCACAGTCACGCCCTGACCATCGACCCCAGCGGCGGCAGCGAGGCGCGGCCGCGCAACGTCGCCCTGCTGGCCATCATCAAGTACTGAGGCATCCCATGGACAAGATCGTCTACCAGCTCGATCACGCCGGCTTCTACCTGGGCCAGACCGTCGCCGACGCCTCGCCACTCGACCCTGGCGTCTACCTGTTGCCGGCGCGCTGCGTCGAGTCCCCGCCGCCAGCCAGCTGGGACGACAGCCAGTGGCCGCGCTGGGACGGCAGTGCCTGGCGCCTGGTCAACCGGCCCAAGGCGTTCGCCGCGGAAGAGCCGCTCGACAAGCTCAAGGCCTTTCTCGCGGCCAATCCGGACGTGGCCAGGCTGATCGGCAGCGCCTGAGCTTGTCGTCGGCGCGCCGACAAGGGCCGCCAGCTGCACGGCCCTGATCCCGGCGCCATGCTGGGGGCATGAACGAATTCGCCGCCCTCGCCCGCCTCATCGAGAACCTGATTCGCCTCGGCACCATCGCCGCGGTGGATCACGGCAGTCTCACCGATCAACGTCCCGCCCGCGTGCGCGTGCAGAGCGGCGAGCTGCTCACCGGCTGGCTGCCCTGGCTGACCCTGCGCGCCGGCAGCAGCCGCGAGTGGGACCCGCCGACCCTCGGCGAACAGGTTCTGCTGCTCAGTCCCAGCGGCCAGACCACCCAGGGCATCGTCCTCTGCGGCCTGTTCAGCCAGCTGTTGCCGGCCAATGGCGACCGCGCCGACCTGCACCGGCGCAGCTACCCGGACGGCGCCGTCATCGAATACGACAGCCAGGCCCATCGCCTGAGCGCCGTGCTGCCCCAGGGCGGCGTCACCCAGCTGACCAGCACCGGCGGCATCACCATCGTCGGCCCCATCACCCACCAGGGCGACTACACCCAGACCGGCAACCAGAAGGTGACCGGCCAGGTGACCGTGAGCCAGGACGTCGTGGCCGCCGGTATCAGCCTGGTCAAGCACACCCACGGCGGCGTCCAGAGCGGCGGCAGCCAGACAGGAGCTCCCGCATGAACCGCAGTACCGGCCAGATCCTCGGCGACCTCGAACACCTGCAGCAATCGGTCACCGACATCCTCACCACGCCGATCGGCAGTCGCCTGATGCGCCGCGACTACGGCTGCGACCTGTTCCGCCTGATCGACCAGCCGCTCAATGGCGCCCTGGGACTGCAGGCCAAGGCCGTGGCGGTGATCGCCCTGCTGCGCTGGGAGCCGCGCCTCAACCTCACCCATATCGACCTGGTGCAGGGTGAGCATCCCGGCCAGGCCTTTGTCGAACTGCAGGGCTACAGCACCCTCAACGATGCCGCCGTCAGCCTGCGCGCGCCCCTGGCCCTGGGAGGGCTGTCGTGACCACCTTCACGCCCATCGACCTGAGCCAGCTGCCCGCCCCGCGGGTGGTCGAGCCGCTGGATTTCGAAACGCTGCTGCAGGAGCGCAAGGACCGACTGGTCAGCCTCTGGCCGGCCGCCGAGCAGGCCGCCCTGCGGGCGCGCCTGGCGCTGGAGTCCGAGCCCCTGACCAAGCTGCTGCAGGAGAACACCTATCGCGAGCTGCTGCTGCGCCAGCGCGTCAACGAGGCGGCGCTGGGCACCATGCTGGCCAAGGCCACCGGCAGCGACCTCGAACAGATCGCCGCCGGCGTCAACCTGACGCGCCTGGTGGTCACCCCGGCCGACCGCAACGCCCTTCCGCCGCTGGCCGCGGTGCTGGAAAGCGACGATGCCCTGCGCGAACGGGTGCAGATGGCCTGGGAAGGCCTGAGCGTGGCCGGCCCGCGCAATGCCTACATCCTGCATGCACGCAACGCCAGCGGTAAGGTCGCCGACGCCAGCGCCACCAGTCCCAGCCCGGCCGTGGTAACCGTCACCGTGCAGAGCCTGGACGGCGACGGCAGCGCCTCGGCCGAACTGCTGGCCACCGTC